GTGCGTACTGCTATCCCTGAGTTTAGTGAGGCTCATGCCCGCGAAATAGAACGGCAAATTCGGACTGATTGGGGTGGTGAGCGTCCATATATCGGTAAGGATATGAAGCGCAAGAAGCATGAACGACAACGTATCAAAGATAAGCTGCGCAAGCATAATATTGATGAAGTTTCTAGAAGCGATGGTGTGTCACGACGCACGCTTTATAGACTATTGAAGGAAAAGAATGAAGATGATTAAAGGCGCGACATGGCAGGCTTGATAAAACGTGCCAGTTTCGCCTTATACTGTCACAGCAGCGAACATAACGTATCGGCATGGCTGGAATTACACTTGCACAAGCAGAAACAAAACTTAATGAATACTTAGCTGCCGAGACAAATGTTTTGTCTGGTCAAGCCTATTCGATTGCAGGGCGAAGTATGACCCGCGCAAATTTAAGAGAAATACGCGACGGGATGAGTTATTGGAACGAACAAGTTCGCGACCTCACCCTTCGAGCATCGGGGCGCAGGCGATCACGCACGATTGCACCGTTGGGTTAAGCGATGCGCGAAGTGAATAAGAAAATACAAATTAAAGCAAACTTGATTGATAAAGCGATTGCATGGGCATCACCGATCCGTGGCGCGCGGCGTATGGCGGCGCGTTCTGCTATGGGTCTCTTTGGCGGGTATCACGGCGGATCATCGCACCGCGCAAGCATGTCAAACTGGCAGCCAGGTAGTGGCGATGCAAATGCAGACATTAACCTTGATTTGCCAGCATTACGTTCACGCTCACGCGATTTAGCGCGCAACGCACCTGTTGCCACGGGCGCAATATCAACCAATGTGACACACACAGTTGGTACGGGCTTAACCATGCAGCCACGCCTAGATCATCTTGCGCTTGGCATTAGTGAAAAAGTGGCAGATGAGTGGGAAGCAAAAACACGTCGAGAATGGAAATTATGGTCTGAATCGCGAGATTGCGATGCAGCCCGCACGCTAACCTTTGCAGGACAGCAGGCGCTTGCCTTACGTTCGGTGCTTGAAAGTGGCGATGTGATAGCTTTAACACCAAACATCAAACGATCATCATCACCTTATGAGCTGACTATTCAGTTAATCGAAGCAGATCGTTTGTCAAACCCATCACACAGAATGGACACAAAAAGACTGGCAGGCGGCGTTGAGATGGACAAGAACGGCGCGCCAATCTTTTATCATATATCTTCACAACACCCTGGTGCATTCAATCGCACAGGCATGAAATGGTACAAATGGCGTGCTTATGGCGAAAAAACAGGGCGGAGAAATGTGCTGCATTTGTTTGAGAAGAAGCGACCAGGGCAAGTGCGTGGCGTGCCTTATCTTGCGCCAGTCATTGAGCAGCTCAAGCAAATTGCGCGCTATACCGAGAATGAACTGTCAGCGGCAGTCATTGCTGCGGCATTTGCTGTATTTGTTAAAATGGATCCAGAAGCATTTGATGAGATGTTCAACTCCGATGCTAAGGAGGCATTAATCAAGAATGCCAAACAATGGAATGGCAGCATTGAATCAGGCAAAGCTGTAAACCTTTTACCAGGCGAAAGCATCGAGACAGCGAATCCTGGTCGCCCAAACTCAGAGTTTGACCCATTTATGACGGCAATATTAAAGCAAATAGGCATGGCGCTTGAAATCCCATTTGAAGTGCTAACCATGCATTTCCAATCGAGCTATTCAGCGTCGCGCGCGGCATTGTTGCAGGCTTGGCGTATTTTTAACGGCCGTCGCACTTGGCTGGCACAGGAATTTTGCCAACCCGTTTATGAATTGTTTCTTACCGAAGCGATTGCGCTTGGACGCATTCATGCACCAGGCTTCTTTGCAGACCCGCTCACCCGTGCGGCATGGTGCAAGGCGCAATGGATTGGTGATGGTCCAGGCAGCCTTGATCCAGTGAAAGAGGTTACTGCTGCCGCCAAGCGTTTGGATATTGGCATCACAACATTGGATGCAGAATCGGTATTGTATGATGGGCAGCCTTGGGAAAATAAACATCGTCAACAGGTAAAAGAGCGCAAAGAACGGCTTGATGGTGGCTTGATTGATGATAATAAAGATCCTGCTCAGAAAACAGTGAATGAGAAAAGAATAGATGATGGGCTTGAAGAATTGCCAGGTGGCAATGCGATTTACATGCCGTCAAATATGATTCCAACCATTGAAAAGGATGGTTAATGGCTTTCGGTGACTTGGGTATTGCCAAAGCTATCATTACAAACGCGCCGAAGTATCGCAAGATTGTCGAGCCGTTTGCCGATGGTGGCACGCTGGCGATGTATTTAGCCAAGAAAAAACCGAAAGAGCATGTTGTGAATATTGCTGATGAAACATTATTTGCGCTGTATTCATTTATTCAATCGCTGACATCGGCAGATAAAAAGGCACTCAAGACAAAGGATTGGATTGCTGATCCAGACACGTTTGATCAGGCATTGGCGATTACAGCCACGGAAGGTGTCGATTTATATTACCGCTATTTTTATCTGAAGGCTTTTGGCGTGAAATCAAAAGATATGGAATCACCACCGACCTTTGACTGGCTTAAGCTTGGCAAAGATCACAAGGCGTTGTTGTACACCTTGCCTATGGCGCGCATCGGTTTGAAAGGTGTGACCCTGAGTAATGATGATCCACTGGCAGTGATGTCCAGTGCCAGTGGTGCAGATACGTTCTTGGTATTAACGCCGAAACTTCCTGAACATATCGATGCGGTTGAAGCAAAGCTTGGTGGTACCTCTGCCAACTTCTTTTATGCTAAAAAAAGCAAAAGCAATGACGATATTTTTAGCGCCGTCGATTCACTTGGCAGCAGCATGAATATTAGTGCCTTCGCAGCCTCATCAATCATGATGGCAACCATGGAAGCCCGCACCAACTATGACAGCAAGTTAATTCCACTTGAGCCAATAAGCGCGGCTTAATCAAGCGTGCCAGTTTCGCCTTAAATTGACACAGAAGCCCGCATACTGTCTCGAACATGAGTAAAATCCTCGATGTCTTAACGTCCCCCTGGGCAATCCAGCCAAGCAAGCTGCTTGAAATCAGATCTATTTACGCGACGCATTTGCGTGGTGAAAAAATAGACATTTCTGCGCTGGAAGCAAATCTCGGTCGCAAGCTTGAAAATGAACAAAAGTCATATGCCATCATTGATGGTGTGGCGGTATTACCCATGCATGGTGTTATCGCCAAACGCATGAACCTATTTTCTCAAATATCGGGCGGTGCAAGCTCACAGATGATTGGCAGCTCATTAAAAGAAGCTGTGGAAGATGGTTCGGTGCATAGCATTATATTACATATCGATTCACCTGGAGGCACTGTTGATGGTACGCAAGCCTTGATGCAGATCGTGCGCGATGCTGGTTTGGTCAAGCCTATTATTGCTGTTGCTGATGGCATGATGGCATCGGCTGCATATTGGGTTGGCAGTGCTGCGGATGCGATTTATATCACCGATGGTTTGACGGATGTTGGCTCGATAGGCGTGGTTGCAGCGCATGTAGATGAATCCAAAAAAGAAGAAATGGAAGGTGAGAAATACACCGAAATCTATGCAGGCAAATACAAACGCATTTCCAGCAGCCATGAGCCACTAAGCAACGAAGGTCGTCAGGTTATTCAGGATCAAGTGGATTATGTGTATTCAATTTTTGTCGGCGATGTAGCAGAAAATCGCGGCGTTTCAGAAAAGACAGTTTTAGAAAACATGGCAGATGGGCGTGAGTTCATTGGTCAGCAGGCAATCGATGCAGGGCTGGTTGACGGTGTTTCAACACTTGAAGATGCGATTGCCAAACTTAATGCGGATAGCACAGGGGATGTGCAGTTATCAGGACAAACAACCGCAATTCAAACGAAAAAAGGAGAAGAAACGATGGATAAAAATAAAGACAACAAAATCGCAGCGACGCGCGAAACGATTCTTGCCAATTCGCCAGAATTAGCCGAAAGCTTTCGCGCTGAAGGGCATGCTGAAGGCGTTCTTGCCGGCATCGAAGCTGAGCGAGAACGCATTCAAGCGGTCGAAGCCCAAGCAATGCCAGGGCATGATGCCTTAATTGCCAGCTTGAAATTCGATGGCAAAACCACAGGCCCTGAAGCGGCAGTAGCAGTATTAAATGCTGAGCGCGAACAGCGCAAAGCAGCAGGTGCTGATTACAAAGCTGATGCACCAAGTCCCGCAGATTTTGCAGCAACACAAGATGATGAAGGTGAAGGCACCGATGCATCAGCAAGCGTGGAAGATCGCGCCAAAACAGCATGGGATGATGATAAAGCTTTGCAAGCAGAATTTAGCGGCAACTTTGCCAGCTATCTCGCTTACAGCAAAGCAGCGGACAATGGCTCGCTGCGCGTGAATGGT